AGCGAGTGTTGCACCAGCAATTGTGGTGTCAGCAATATCGTTGTGGAACTGGAAACGGATTGAAGAACCGTCGTGAGTTGGGTTTCCGACCTTCTTGTCCGCGATTGCGCGGAACTGTGGTGTGTTACGCAAGTTGAGTTCAATCAACTTGTCATACGCCATAGTTACAAGATTGGAACCTAACCCAGAGGTTGTTGTTGAAAAGACATCTGCCATTTGGAGATATCTCCCTTCTGGTTAGTGTGCGGTTTTAGTTACCGCTTAGAATGGATAAAATCTCATCCTCTGAACCTGCATTCGTAATACGATTGAGCAAGTCATCTGATGAGGCTGGTGTCTCAGCCCCTGTAAGTGCACTATCCATACGTTGCATCGCTGCGATATCCTGTTGGGCAACCTTTGACTTTTCTGATGGCTTATATCCAAAGACATCGCCATTACTGTCTAGCCAGGCCCCGATAGCATCTTCAGATGCTTCGATATCTGATGGTACGAATTGTGCAATCTTAGGATTGACACCTCGGGATGCAAGTGCATCCTTCAAAATCCGCTCTTTCTGGGACTTAGTTAGGTCACCCAAAGTTGACTCTAACTCCTTGTTTCGCTTCTGTTCAGCCTTGAGGGCCTTACGAAGTTTCTTTACTAGGTCGGTATCAGCGTCAAACGATTCAAAATCGTTATCTTCTTCGTCATCCCATATGTTGTCGCGGTTATCGCTCATAGCGATTTTCTCCCTTTGTTAGTAGTTGTCGCACACCTCAATCACAGACGGGGTATCTGTTCCTGGCTTGTACTATCGGTCTTGTACACTTCACGGGGCCGATGGGTCCGCAAAGGATTTTTATATGATGCTGCTAGCGCTGCCGCTAGTTAGGCCGTAACGGCTCATACCTGACTGACCTTGGAAGGCCTTGATATTCTGTTCAGCAAGTTTCTTACGACGCTGTGAAGCCATTCCTAAGAACTGCTCTGACTCAAGTTCCTTCTGAATAACTGGAGCAAGTGCGCTTGCGCTCTCACCAGTCTTCTCATACATACCTGATAGGGCTGTAACTGGATTCAACTGCTGAGCAATATTCTCATATCCTTCACCAGCAAGGTTGCTGACTTGTGCCTCAGAGTAACCAAGTGCTGTTAAACGAGCAGCGGTAGCCTGAGCAGATGCTGCATCAAGAGTGATACCTGCATTACTGCGACGTACTGCTTCTGTAGCAAATGCTGCAGTCTTACGGCGAGATTCAAGTTCGATAGTACCAATTGAAGGGTCTAAGAAGAAACTTGTTAAGTCTGAGCCATCTGTAATATATCCTAAGTCCTTAAGAGTCTTAAGATAATTAGGGTCAGCATTGATTCCACGAAGTCGTGAAGCATTCATGCGTTCATCTAGTTCAGCAACAGAAACATCATTTTGTAGATACTTCTGAATAGAGTCTCTTTCAGCAAATTTAGAGTTAACCTGATACTTATCAACTAACTTCTGATATCCAAGAACCAGTGGAACTAATTCCTTTGGCTGCTTTGGTACCTTAAGTTGGTTATTGTATGAACCAAAGTCACGATAGTAAGGTGACTCAACATCTGTTCCAGCCTTACTCTTATAAGTTGGAAGATATAAATATTGGTCAACTACATCGTTAATCTCTGTATCACCTGAGAATGTTCCATCTTTGATGATTGTTCTAAAGTATGTAACACTGTCATCAACAGTCTTTGTTGGAAGTCCTGCAGCAATTAACTTTGCACGAAGGATTAACCAAGTCTTGTCAAAAGTATCTGTTGCAACAGTGTTGTCTCCCCCACCGCCGCCTCCTCCGCCGCCGCCTCCTCCGCCGCCTCCACCGTCACCGCCGTCTACAGTGTCACCACCGCCATCTATAGCAGGACCGCCTTTGTCACCGCCACCACCGCCGCCACCGTCTCCAGTGCCGTCGCCACCGTCTCCGCCGTCTCCGCCGTCTCCGCCGTCTCCGCCGTCGCCAGTGCCATCTCCGCCATCTCCAGTACCGTCACCAGTACCATCGCCTGCACCATCACCAGCGCCATCGCCAGCACCGTCTCCTGCACCGTCACCACCATCAGCACCGTCAGGGTCTAGAATTTTTGGAGTTACAGTAGTACCATCACCTTTACCACCGTTTGCAGCGGCTTCTTCTTCGGCTTTCGCCTTTGCTTCTGCTTCGGCTTTTGCCTTCGCTTCGGCATCTGCTTTTGCTTTCGCCTCGGCAGCATCGACTTTTGCTTTTGCATCGGCTTCACGCTTAAGTCTTAAATCTTCTTCACGCTTGAGTCTTATTTGTTCAAGTTCGTCTTTGCGCGCTTGTTGTTTAGCAGTTAATTCTTCTTTAGCATTAAGAGCATCTTCTTCGCGCTTAGCCTTAGCAGCAGCGGCTTCATCTGCTGCCTTTGCTCTAGCAGCAGCGGTTTCTTCAGCACGCTTAGCAGCGGCTTCTTCACGGGCTTTAGCCTTTGCATCAAGTTCATCTTGACGAGCCTTCTGTGCAGCAGCAGTAGCGTCTCTACGTGCTTGTGCTTGGGCTTCTAAATCTTGTTTAGCCTTAGCAGTTGCTGCTGCTTGTTCTGCTGCAGCCTTTTCAGCAGCAAGTGCTTTATCTGCAGCGGCTTTTTGTTCTGCTGCTTTTTTGGCAGCAGCAGCAGCGGCTTTTGCTTCTTCATCTGCTGCCTTCTTAGCAGCAAGTGCATCCTTGGCTTCTTGTTCTGCTTTTAATTTTGCTTCATTTGCTTTCTTTGCAGCATCTGCGGTCTTAGCATTATCAGCCTTAGTCTGAGCCTCAGCAGCAGCCTTCTTTGCAGCGGTTGCCTCAGCAGCGGCTTTTTGAGCAGCCGCTTTTGCTTCGTCAGCGCTTTTAGCAGTGGCTGTAGCATTCTTGCCAGCAGTAGTAGATAATACTTCTGCTTTGGTTACTTTGGTACTAATAGCAGCGCCAAGTTTTTCACCTAATCCTACTACTGGTCCTTTTGTTGCTACTTTTGCTAATGTTTGTCCTGCTTTTGCTTTTACGTCTAAGTTTAAGAGCGCAGTAGCAGCACCAACTGCTGTTTGTCCTACACCAACGCCAATATCCTTTACATAAGAAGGAAGAGCACTTATTGCTTCACCTACATCACCATCTACAGCATTAGCGGTTTCTGATGCACGCTTAAAGGCATCTGCAGCATTCGAGAAGTTATTGATACCAGTAATATCTTTTGCTAAATCGAGAGCAAAGTCTCCAAGGTCTTGTAAACTCCAAGGCATATTATAATCCCAACTTAGATGTCAAAACATCACCGATATTGCTGTATGTTGAATAAGCATCAGAACTAGTATCCCAGTCACTGCTCTTTCTAATAATTTCGTATGCTTCCCAGTTTGTCGCTGAGCGGATGGCACCTTTATCATCTTTCATGTTTACCATTTGCTTGATAAGAGGTGAATCAATTGTGTACTTTTTCTTGGTTACTGACTCAGCAAGTTTAATGTACTGCTCAGAAATTGTGCTCATGTCTTCACCTGATGCAAGAAGGTCAGCAGCACCAGGATTCAACTTGGCTGCAAGGGTGCGAATCTTCTGCTTAGCCTCTGCAATCTTCTGCTTAGCCATCTCAGAGTCACCAGTTGAGATAACATCCTTGACTATCTTAGCCATTGACTCAAATGCTGGTTCCTGCAACCCATTGTTCTTGTAAGTATTACGAATCTCGTCTAGGACAACCTTAGATGCACCTGAAACCTCAGGAGTAATCTCAGTGTAGTAACCTAGGTACTTAGCCAAGTAGTTTGCCTGCTCTTGCTCTGTAAAACCAAGTCCGCTACGGATAGTTGTACTCTTGCCAGTAGACCCACTCTTAGAGGTAGTTGTAGTACCACTATAGGTGGTTGTAACTGCCTCTTGCTTAGCCTTGGCGTTGAACTTATTCATGAAGGCTGTAATTTGAGTTTCTGATGGCATCATGCCGAAGGCTGTATAGAATCCTTTGCTAAAGGTTGTTGTAGCATCTGACTTATCAATTAGGTTGATAGCAGTAGATGCATCCTTGCTGAACTTAGTCTTAGGGCCACCAGTGCCAATACCGTTCTTGCTCATATCCTCAAGGAATGTGAAGTACTCAACACCATTAAGACGAGAAGCAACCATGGCTTCACGTAAAGCCTTGGTGTCTGATAGGTCAAAAGAACCTAGTGGAGTAGTTCCTTTAGAACCACCTGCTGAACGCAGTAGAGCCTGTAAGTAGTTGGCATTGTTTCCATATCCATCTGTACGTTGTTGAGCACGAAGGCGGTCTAACTCTTGAGCAAACAAGTTGCTGAATGCCACTGCATCTGCTGTAGCAAGTGCTCTTGTATATAAAGAACCCTCTGCTCTAACACGTGCAGCAACTGATGCAGCGTTAGCATTAGCCATATTGCCCATTGAGTAATAGGCAGTATTTGCTGCTGCTCTAGCAGAATCTGCTGTTGGATATTTTACATCAGCCACTTTAGTCCTTCACTTTCATAGTTCCTGCAAATACACGGTAATACATTGGTGCAAATGCTGGATTCTGTAGCACTAACTGATTGCCTAGTGCCTCTAGGTTTGTACGTAAAGATGTTGCATACCAGTGTGAACTACCTAAGTCTGGGTCTGCAGTTACTCTTGCGCTCTTTAATAAATCAATAGCCTGCGCATATGCTCTGTAGAATTGCAGTGTTTCATCATAGATAGGTGAATCCTGGAAGCGGTCATCTGCTAAAGCCTTACCGACATTAGCAATACGCTCTTGGTCAGTACCAACTGTTACTAATGATGCAGGTGCTGCACCACCAAAACGCTGGTTGAGAGCATTGATTTCTTGTGCATACCAAACATCTGAATATCCACCAGCAGCCTGCATGTCAGAAATCTGAGACTTAGCCATCTTGTAGACAAGTTCTTCTGCTGCTCCTGCTAGTTCTTCGCGGCTTAAAGCCTCACGACGTCCTGTAGCCTTCTGCCATGAGTAGTAGGCTGTAGCAGCCTCTCCACCAGGGAAGAAGAACGGAATAATGTCACCGCTCTTTGTAGCATAAGTATCTGCTACTTCTGGGTTCTGATTTAAGAATGTCCATGCATCAGCAGTACCAGTAACAGAGCGAGAAGAACCACCCATAATCGCAAGAAGGTTATCCTCACCGAACTCATCTGAGAACTCAGTAACAGCCTTCATGTAATCCCCAGGATGCTTCTTGCTAATCTGGTCCCACATGCTATAGAGCATTGTCATGCTAGCAAAGTCCAACTTACCCTTGTTTGTAGGAATCTTTGTAAAGATTTCGCTAGAAGGTGTAGCAGGTGCAATGTTCTGGAATAGTGCTTGTAGTAGTCCTACACCACGAGACATCTTTGATGCGTCATCAAATAGTTGATTACGGGCAGTATCATCAGCAAGTGGATTCTCTCCATACTTGCCAGTAGATGCTAGGTATGATGCCCAGTCCTTGATACCACGCTCAACTGTCTTCTGGTCATTGATTGCATAGTAGAAAGTCTTACGCAACCATGCTGGGGCAAGTCCACCGATTGCATCTTGTGACTCACCAAAAGGCATTACAACGCTACGGATAGTTTCCCATACAGGACCAAATGCTGCTGACTTGCCAGTTGCTTGGAAAGCAAACTGTGCAGCAGGACCGAATCCAGGAACACCAGGGTTCACGTTACCAAATGCAAGGTTAAGAGACTGTACAGGTGCTGTGATTTCCAACTTAGACATAGAGCCATTCTCAACGCCAATTAGTTGACCAGCCAATCCGCCAATAAAACTACCAGCAATTGGATAGCGGAAACGCTTCTCACCAAATTCATCTTCGTAGATAAAGCCCTGTCCTTCGTCATACTCGACACCAGTGATGTCATAGATGGCGCTAGTTCCTTCTTTAGTAAGTGAGTTGTATGCACGACCCAACTTGTAGAAGTTTGCAGGGTTCTTTACGAACAGTTCTCCCCATTTTCTAATGGTGTTAAACTGAGCCTGAACGAATGGGAATGCTAAACGCATAGCCTGTGCAGACTGTAATTGCTGAGATGCGTCATAGAATAAACTTTTTGTATACGCAGAAGCATTCTTAGCAGACATAGAGTTTAACTGCTGGAGTGAGATACCTGCTTCGTGCACATAGTTATCACCACGGCGAGCAAGTTCTTTCTCTATAAATTTAATAGTTGGGTGCTTCTTAAGAGTCTTACCGCCAACCTTGATTCCATCAAGACTCTGATGAGCAACCTTAAGTGCTTTCTTGAGGTCATCTGTATCAAGCATAGTTGCATAACGACCTACGTGGTCCCAGTAAGCCATACGGTATTCTGGACCAAAGTTAACAACATTCTCAATTTTAGTATTCAGGTCGAAGAACCAGTCAACTGCCTTAGTAAGTTGCTTCTCATCTGCATCGGCAAAACGCTTAGATGATGCAAGAAGTGCGCTACCATTAGTCATTTCTTCGCGAGGGAAGAAGCGCTCTAGTTGGTTCTTGAAAGGTGTATCCAAAGTCTTCATATCATTGATATTTGCAATACGCTTGTATGAAGGAATTGACATAGCAATTGCATTATCACCTGAACCAAATACTACTCTTTCACCTGCTAGAAGTGAACGGATATAGTCAGCCTTAGCACCAGCACCTGTAAGGGCATTCAATGCATACATGTAACTTGCAGTTGATTGGTCGTCAAATAGGTAGTTACGCAAGTTGTCAACGTTAATGTTGTCCTTGCTAAACGGCTTAGAGACATCCTTAAGTAGGATAACATCAAAGTCAGATGTAACTCCACGTCCTTCATCCTTACTTAGACGTGCACCCTTTTGAATCTTTTGAAGGATTTCTAGACCTGCTTTATCCTGTGTAAGATACTTAAGTGTAGATTCTTGTAGTTCAGGTGTGCGAGCACGTGCTACAAGTGGCATCAAATCATCTGATGCAAAGCGCATTAGGCTTACAGATAGAGCGCTGTAGTAATCAGGATGCATGTTATCTACTACTTCGTAGATTTTGCCAACAAATGCTGTACGTGGGTCTCCTGCAGAGATACTACGCTTTGTAAACTGTAGGTACTCATCGACTGCCTCTGTAAATAAAGCATCAGCCTTAGGGTCTTTGAAAGATGTACCAAAGATATCGTTCTGATACTTAGCATACTGAGATGCTAACTTCTGCATAGAGCCACCTTGTGGGTTAGCCATAGCCATTGCAATGTAACTCAATGGGTTCTTAAAGATGCTGTCATGTCCTGAGAAAAACTGACGAAGTTGCATTTCACCAATGTTACGCATGGTGTAAGACACACGGAATGCCAACTGAGCAGTACGCCAGTAGTCACCAATCTCATCTGCAGCAACCTTGGCTGCACGTGCCTTACCGAATAGTTCAGAGTTACGGTTGTACTTATTGATAGCCTGTACGATTGGCTTAGTATCACGTAACTGAATAACATCATCTAGGAACTGGTGAGCATAGTTAGCACCAGTCATAGGTAGTAAAGAACCATCATGTAGCATCATTGTAGGTGTAGTACCTGTAGCCAACTTCGCTACGTTGTACTGCTTAACAATAGCCTGCTCTTTGCCAGCAACTTTAAGTACTTGGTCTAGTACCTTTGCTAGTTCAGGGTCACCTTTACCGTACAAATCAACAAGGTTCTTCTGTGCAACCTTCATTCCATCCATGATAATCTTAGAACGAGTGGTGTAATCTGACTCACGGATAACCTGATTGAGGATATTATCTACTGTCTCTTGAGGTACTTTAGCAGTAGTAAACCAGTCATTAAGCCCGGGAACAAGACGGTCTAGGTCACCCAAAGGTAGAATCGTAGAGCGTACATAGACATTACTAAACGCCTTCTCAGCCTTTTCAACCCATTTAACTGCATCTAGGTTAATTTTATCTGTAACCTTGATGACAGGAGACTTGCTCCCTAGTGCAAGTTCAGTACGCAAGAGCATACTACGTGCAATGGTAGGGTCAGTCTCTGGAGATGCTAGGTGACGCAAGAAGATTGAGATAACTTGGTCAGATGTTGTAGCATCTGCTAGTTCACGAGTCAAATCTACATCTAGTTTACGACCAAATAGACGGTGTACACGCATAGCGTTAGTCTCACCAGCAACGATTTCAGCAATTGCTTGGAACTTACGACCAAATAGGTACTTCATAGCCTTAGTTCCATCAGCAGAGATTCCTCCACCAAATGTATCTACTAGGCCAACCTCAGCACGAGTCCATTCATCAGCAAATCTAGCCTCACCAATCTGCAATTCAAGGTCCATGATGTTCTTTAGACCAGCATTGTCAGGGTCATTAACGATTTGCTTAACTAAATCTGGGTCGCGCTGTACAAAAGTACGCAACTTAGTGATATCTCCAAGGCGTACCTTGGTATCTTCTAGGTTTTTCCGTGCGTCATCTACGGCCTTTTGTAGTTTACGCATAGTTGCATCAGACTTTTCCATAGCCTTTGATAGGCCAAGTGCTGCATTAGCACCATTCTGAGTAGAATCTGCTAGAACTTCGCTAGCCTTTACACCACGAGCAGCAATATAATCACCATTAGTGATTGCTACTCCACCATTTCCACCGTAAATGCTACGGATGTTTGTAAAAATATCTGCTTTATAGATGTCTTGAATAGCATCAACAATAATTTCTGTAGCCTGAGGAGATTTAGCAGCAGCAATCTTACCTACGAAAGAGCCAAGTGACTCAGGAGTTCCGCCTAGTACGCTATCGATAAGTCGCATTGACTCTTCAATATCGTCTGCAATTCTAGTAAATGCATCGCGTGTAGAACCAGGTAGTGAGAAGTCATTAGACTTTTCTAGAACAAAATCACGCAAAGCAACACGATTAGCAAGTTCTTTTTCAGCAGCCTTACCTGTAACCTGTGAGAAATCAGCAGCCATATCTACTCTAACTGGCTTTTTCTTTCCAGGTAGGAACTGTGCTACAAACTCATCATTACCACGAGCAGCAAATGTTAGTTTGCCTGCCTCTGGAAGGTCATCAAAGAATACTGCAGCGGTGAATCCCTCACCTGTGTTAAAGTAATCTGCAGAGATTCTGCTAAGACCATCAATAACATCTGCTTGCTTGCCTGTATTCATAGCATTGTAAACGAACTCAGCAACTGCTTGTTCTGTTACAGCCTTACCTTCTGCGCTAACCAAGTTCTGTTCGTTCTTGATTCCAGCATTAAGTCGCTTTTGTGCCTTAGAAAAATCTACAGAGCCACGAGCATCGGCTGCTTGAGCCAACTTCTCATCAGCCTTAAGGTATGCAACCTCTGCTTGACGAAGAACCTCTTTAGCGCCAGCAGTACGCTCTTTAAGAAGAGCCTTCTCATCTTTAGTAAGACCTGTGCGCTCTTTGAACTCAGCAGCAATACGTTGATTTTCGCGCTGTGCTGCACCCTTAGCCTCTTTGAGTTGCTTTCCGCCACGGCCAATCTTTGTAAGTGCACCAGGTCCAAGAAATGTAAGAGGGTCTGTACCAATGTTGATTGTTGCATCAACGATTCCAGACATTACACGATATGTGGTGCTGTTAGGGTCTGCGCCAACAGTAGTCATTAATCCACGACCTAGCGTGAAGGACTTACCATTGATTTGTCCATAAGCAGCCATAGACTTAGCCTGTGCTTTGGAAACCTTTGAATCCTCTGAGATAAAAAAACCTGAACCTGTATCAACCTTTGTAGGGTTTGCAAGGAATGCACGACCTAATTGTCCTAGTTGAGTAGATTCACCAAAGATACCCTGTCCGACATCTTTCATTACTTGATTAAAATCTGGAGCCTTCTGGCCAGTTGAGATTGCATAAGCATCGCGACCAAGAGTAGTAAGAGCATCATAAATAGAACGTGTAGCAGCAAAGCCTACACGAGTTGTTCCTTTAGTTGCTGCATACAATCCATCACGGATATCGCCTAGGATTGACTTATCTTTTTCAACGCTTGACTTAATATTCTTTTGATTAGTTAAGTCTTGCTTAAGTTGTGCAAGTCCGTCGATAGATGCAAGTTTGCCGATTCCTGGTGTGTCAGGTGATAACCCCATGCGAACAGCGGACATGATAAAGTCCTTGCTCTGATTAGGGTAGCGTGACATGAATGCATTGAATGTCTGATATTGGGCAGGGGTGAGTGCACCCATTTCAGCCTGAATCAAACGGTCCATCTGCACCTGAGGATTATTAAAGATACTTGTTGTTTTAAGTTTCTTATTCTTCCCAGGATTCCAGTAATCTAAAGATTGTGGCAATTAACGCCCCTCTTCTTCAAATGCCTCTAAGATGCGACGAAGTTGTGGGGTTGGATTTGCCATGTACATAGCGCGTGCAAGAACTGATAGTTGGTCAGGTGCGTCAATAGGAGTCATCAATACTTCTGAACCAGGACCTTCACCAGCATTGACGCCAGCAGTAATTGGTTCGTTAGGACGCTGTGTAGGTTCAAATGCTCCCACTGTAGGAATAGAAGCAGGCATTGGTTGAGAAGGAGCCTGTGCCATTGGAGCGCCAGATGCTAATCCTTGAAGTTCTGCGCGTTGCCCATAAGCACCACCAGCAGATTCTTGAATCTTAGCATCACGCTGAATCTTCTTTACATTACCCAAGTCATTACGACGAGCGAACTTTCCTGGACCTCCAGGTACATCTGTTGCCATTTTAGTCCTCGTCTTCGTCTAAGTGTTTTCTTACATCATCTAATGATGGTGCTGATGTCATCCATTCAGGATGGATATCTTTCATTCCTAAGACTCCTAGTGAAATTTCAACTGAGAATCCTGCTCTACGCAGAGCCTTATAAAACTCGTGTAACTCAATAGCGTACTGGTCTAGTTTCGAGTAGTTATCATCAACTACTTGCTTCTTCCTTGTAGCCATTTCGTTTCCTTATCCTAAGCCTGCTAAAATTGATGCTAAGTCTGGTGCTCCGCCTTGTTGAGGGGCTCCACCAGAGGGTTGTCCAGGAGTTGCTGGGGACGGGGGCGCATTCTCAACTGGGCCCTGTGTGCCTGGTGGAGCCATCTCTGGCTGTACTGGTTGTTCAGGCTCGGGAGGAGTGAACACGGCCAATGCAGCAGCCTCTATGCTTTCACCTTTGCGACGACGCTCAATGATGTCAGCAATATTCTTAATGAGTGGAGATGGGTCTTGCCCCTGTGCAGCCATCGCAGGAATAGCCTGCGCGCTTGCTGTAATCGCAGCGGTTAAGTTGTCACGCATCTTTTCAATTTCAATTCGCTGTTCTTCTTGTGAAACATTTACGCTCCATGGAAGTTCACGACGAATGAAGTCCTTTGACACTAAATCTGCACCTAGTGCTTGTAGTGAGAAAATCAGAGCACGCGAAGGGTCTAATCCAGCCATCAAGCCATATCGGACTTCTACCGAAGTATCGCCCTTAATGTCCTTGCTTGGCATGTACTTTAACTCGTACGGTGTGCCTTGCGCTACACCTCTGACACTTTTCTCTTCATTGAATAGGATTTCATCCATTTCAAAGCACAACTTCAAGACATCTTCAAACACCTCAGCAAGGATGGTTTGACCAGCCTTAATCTGAGAGTCGAAGGCACCAAGAAGCGCCTGGACACCTTGGCCAGTAATAATACTAGCGTCGATGTTTCCAGTTCTACCTTCAGGATATCGAGCACCTAAACGTAATTCAGATTGGAGTGCTGATTGCTCCTGGAAAGTAGCAGCGGGAATGTCCAAACGAACACGCCCAACGGCATTAGGTTGATTGGTTCTGATAATCGCATCAGGACCCATTGGCATATCTAGTACATCATCAGGCACAACAAGCGGTGCTTGGATTGCCTTTTCGGCTGCTTCCATAGCAAGGTTTGCAAATCGTGCACGTGCCAACTGTACGAACAAAACATCATCGAACTGACCGCGTGGTTCACCATCAAGTGATGGACGAAGCGCGATACGAACAGTCATCTTACCCATTGGGTTCTTAGCAGATGACAAAACTAAATTATCACGAGCAGGCATATAGAGAACAATGTTGAATTTATCCATGTAGCGAATAATGTCTACTGGTGCATTAAGGTTCTGCTCAGTACCCCAACGTCCCATGATTGCACCTTGGTGCTCAGGGAACTCATTGACAAGTTCTGCAATAGTCTTTGAGTAGCGCTTAGCATAAGCAACTACACGACCAAAGCGGTCATTTTCATAGTAAACACCTAGTGGGTCTTCGACACGGATACGTGGAAGATTATTCTCCCAGTCTGGCTCAACGTGAATAGGCAAGAAACCATAGGAGAAGTACTGGTCTGCACCTGGATACATCTGAGTCTGTAGACGTGACTGATAAACATAATTGTTAGCAATCATTGCACGCTTGTCAGCAAACTGACGTGCGCGGTCTGATGTTACGTTTACTGCTGAGCAGTTGATAGAAGGTAGCGGTGCTAGAACTTCTGCAAGGTCACGTGCTGCAACATCAACAAAGTTGGCAACCATAGCCTTGTCCATGCCCTCAGGAAACAGGTCAGGGAATACCTCAACCATTTTTCCTTGGCGCACAGCCAGGATGTTGGCCATGTTACCGTCGCGCTCTGCAGCACGATGCTTCATAGCCTCCACGCGGCGCGCGATAATCTTGATGTCTGCCATTGTTATCCTTCGTCTTGACCAAATTCATAGTCATTTAAGTTGACTATGTACTGGGTTTCTCTTTGGCGTTTAGTCGCCCACTTGTTTTGAATATGACTTTGACTCATACGGGTTGTACCGATAAGTTCTCTTGCACGTAGTTCACAGAACCATAAAGCCATCACACAGTCAGTCTTACCTTTAGTGTCAGGCTTCCAAGTAATCAATTGCTGAATTAAAGCCTTGATACCTTCTGAGCCATCCTGAGATGGAATCTCCATCAAGTTATCATTCTGATGTGTGTTACCACGCATTGTCCCAAACAGTCCAGACATAGCAGCAACACCGAAACCAGTGTCCCACTTATTTCTGCCAGTGAACTGACTAGAGAATCTGACCCCCGCCGAGGCTAGGTAGTTACGTAGTACTTCATCTAAGGCATAAGCCTTCTGATGTGCGTTCGTCTCAATACGTAACTCCTGAGGGCGATATTTCTCAACCCAGGCCTCAATTAATTTTTGAATCTTTTGTGGAGTAGGTTCTTGCATATTCTCCACATCAAGGATGTAGCGCTTTCTTGTCTGACGGTCAACCGTCATAATAACAGCAGCGGTATTGCCACTCATCGCTGGGTCTAAACCCATGATGGTGTACCACTGACCTTGCTCCTTGGGGTGACCAGGAGTTCCAGGCTTTAGAATTCCGCGCTTACGCATCCTATTGACTGAACCTTGGACACATGAAGGTGGAAAGATGGAGTCCTCTTGGACGTCCTGTTGCTGATAAACCAATGCCCACGCACTCGGAGAGACCTCAGAGCGTCTACGAAACAGCGCGGGCCCATTCCACTTAGGATAAAGACCGTCTGCATCTGGTAGGATATCGTCTTCTGAACCCTCCCAGGG